GCTTTTTTCGGGTTCTTGCCCAGAGCATAAACGACAAGAGCCGGGTTTTCGGCACCTTGCACAATCATCCCCTGCTGCATGACGCTAAGGGTGTCTTGAACGACATCCTCGGCAAACTCAAAGTCACGCACTTTCAGGCTGGCCTTCGCCCCCTGATAGCCCTCCAACTTGCGCTCCCATTCTTTCTGAACAGCTTGGTGTTCAGACTTCATGGCAGCCTCACGGTCGTCGTGCTGGCGCTTCTTGTCGTACCATGCGGTCAGTTCCCGCTCGTATCGGTCGGTGTCGTAATCGGCTTTCTCAAGCGTTGGCTTCGGTCCAAGGGGCGCGACCCCAGGTGTGTTCCGCTGTTCGACCTGCGCTAGACGCTGTTCAAGCTCCTTGGCTCGACGTTTCTCCTCACGATACTGCTTGCGAAGGTCACGAACCCAATCGGGCGCGCGGGCCTCCTCATCTTCTTCCGGGGCTGGCGCTTCCCCGCCGATCGATATGACAACCTCTCCATCTTCGGCATCATCGCCTTCGCCTTCGGCCTCGTCTGCCATCTCGGCATCTTCGGCATCTAGTTCAGTTTCTTCAGCCTCGACTTCAAAGTCCTCTTCGATCTGTTCTGCCAATTCAGTCATGCGATCCTCGCGATTTTCTCACCCATTACATTGTGCGGCTGGGCGGTTGCCGCATTCCGGTGGCGACGGTCTCTTGCAGAGCCTTCGCCGTTTCCACGACGTTGGTGCGCTCTTTCTGCTGAATGCCAGCAAGCACCTCAACGGTCTTGGCGCGGGTCTCTTCCGCACGCGCCAAGGTGTATTCTGTATTGGCCTGAGCCTGGCCAGCCTTGGCCTGCGCTTCCATCGCGGCGGCCTGAAGGTAAAGCGCCTGCGGATCGGGCTGCTGCGCGGCCTGCATTTCGGCCAACAGCTTCTCGCCTTCCTGCTCGGTCGGCTGGATGACGCCCATCTTGATCAGCTTGTCGCGGAAGTAAGCGCGCACCTCGCCGATGCCCTCGCCGTCCATGTTCATCATGGCCATCGAGGTCAGCACCTGCTGCGTCTCAGGATCTGGCGCGATCTGGATCATGCCCAACAGCGCGCGAACCGTGGCGCTGCGCTTGGTGGCCGAGGCTGGGCCGACATCAACAGCCACGTCAAACTTGGCGTTGGACAGGTCGTTTTCGTATTCAACTTCGCCGGTCTTGGGGTTGAGCATCGGCTTGCCGATTTCAATGCTGGACAACTCACCGCCGAGGCCCACCGACTTCATCTTGCGGCCAGGCTCGACCACGATGTCACGCGCCATCGACAGCCAGACCTCACCGCAACGCTTCACCGCCTTGGACATGTTCGACATGTAGATAAAGGTCTGCATGTCCAGACGCTGCTGGATCAGTTCCACGGCCTTGCCGCTGATGTTGGAGACGACCTCCTCGGCGGCATCGGGCTTGCCAAGCAGATCGTTCATGTCCTGCTCGGTGATCTGCAACAGGCCAGCCAGCGCAGGCGGAATCTGCGGCGGCTTGGTGTAGCCGACCGGGCCGGCAAGCGTCTCACCGCCGTTGGCATCGGTCACGGTGTTCAGGAGCAGGTAGGGATAGTTTCTGAGGTTGTCCTCGGACCACATCATTTCGTGGCCGGCCACCTGCTCGGGCGTAAAGATCGGCTTCTCAACAGTCGAAAGCGCGGAGATCTCGCCCAACTTGGAAAGCTGCATGTTCTTCAGCCGCTGGGCGTCCTTGGCCAAACGCACATGGCCCATGCACCGCTCGACGTTATCCACGAACCAACGCTTGCCGTAGACCGGGATGATCGGGATCTGATCGCCGGCAATGTAGCCGCTGTCCTCCAGAACCTTGCTGCCCGACATGATATACTTGCGCACCTTGCGGCGCTTCACGCGGCGCTGGCGGATCTCTTTGGTGCCGACAGCCTCAAGCATCGTCTCCAGTTCAGGATCTTGCTCGAAATCGCGCTCAGAATACTTTTCTTCCTGCCCGTCGAGGGTTTGGAAAATGCGGATCAGTTCCGACGCCTCTTCGACGCGGTAGACCTCGGCAACGTAGACGACATCAGGCGTTGCCCAGTCAAACGCCACCTGCTCGATGCCCTTGGGCCAGGTGGTCGGGTCATCTTCCCAGACTTCGCGGTAGGCATCGGGCGTCATCGCCGTCAGCACATAGCACATGCGCGCGTCAGACTTGTCTTGGCGCTTGGCATCCAGATCGAAGAACACGGTGGTGTCAGCGTCATAGATCGGCTCAATGCGGATACGCTGCTTCTCGTTCTCTTCGTCGTACTCGTCTTCGTAGACGGCACGCAGGCGGAACGCACCGAAGCCACCGCCGACAGCCTCCTCGAAAGCGTTGTCGTAGGCTTCATTGGCGCCGCTGTCCTGTTCGTCGGATCTGAACAGGCCGTCGCACACGTCGGCCATCTTGTCGTCTTCGGTGCCGTCCTTGCTCACGAAGTCAACCGTGATGCGGTTGTTGCGGTATTCGTTGATGATCCGCATGACGGACAGGTGAACCTTGTTCACCTCAAACTTGGGCTTGTTTAGATATTGCTCATAGAGGTTGCCCTCCCACTGCGCGCCCGAGATCGAGTAAAAGCGGCGATCCTCCAGGCACTGCAAACGCTCATCGCGCATGGTGCTTTGGATGGTGTCAAACTCTGACATCGCTTCGGCATGAACATTTGCAAGCCGCTGGTCTCTGGTCATGCGGGCCAAGTTGCGCGCCTTTCGCTGGATATTTGGGCCGAAGTATACGGCAGGTCGATCATAATATCAATCACCGTGCCATCGGCATGCTGACGGGGACGAGGCGGGCCTTCGGCTTGTCCTGCTTGGCCACGCGACGGGCGCCCTCGCAGGCATAGCGCAGCGCGTCGATGACGTGGTTTTCCTTGTCCTCCAGCACAGGCAAGATGCTGCCCGTGTCCCGGTCGGTCTTGTAGCTGTAAAGCGTCAGTTCATCGATGGTGTGCTTGCAGCGCGGGTGGACGACGATGTCAAAAGACTTCAGCCACTCGACGCCCTCCTCGACCGACTTCGGCCCCTTGACCGCCGGCATGATCTTCGGAAAGCCGTTCTTGCGCATGTGGCTGATGGTCTCGGGCCGCGCGCTATCGGCCACCATCGGCCAGCGCTCAGCCTCGGGGATCGTCATAAACAGCGAAGGCGTGTCAACGATCTCGCAGCCCACCTGATAGGCCTCGTGGTCAATATATAGCTTCCGTCCTATAATGTGGCAGCGAATGCCGACGGTCGGGTCAGTGGCAAAGCCCCAGTCAGCGCCGAGGCGATGGACGGCATCAGGCGGTGCCTCGAAATCCTCAATGGCCCAGTTCTTGAACACGCGGGTTTCGCTGTTGCGGACATACTCGCCCTTCCAGACGTGCAGATATTTGTCCGGGTCGCGCCGCTTGTCGTATTCCATTTCGTCTTTGAGAACGTCAGGGAACCACGGGTTGTCGCTATAGTTCACCTCGACAATCACGCTGTCAGGCGGCGGCGTTGGCCCGCGCAGCAGGCCCTCGATCGGGTCGGTGTCGAACCGTGGGTTCCAACTGAACAGCAGTTGAGAGCCGGGCTTGCGGATGGTCGGGCGCAGGAGATCCAGCGAGAACTGGCTGATCGACTGGGCCTCTTCGACCCAAGCAATGTCGAAGCCCTCCAGCGACTTCACGCTGTCGGCTGTGTGGTTCTGCATGCCCTGGAAGATGATGACGCCGCCGTGCGGGCATTTGATCTCGGCCTGCTGCACTTGGAACAGATGACCGACGCCAAGCTCCTCGATCTTGTTTTCAATCAGCTTCTTGACCGACTGCTTCAGCGACTTCTGCACCTCGCGCACGCAGACCACGTCGGTCTTGCGCATCACGCAGCGCTCCACGATCCATTCGGCGAAGAAGGTTGACTTGCCAGATCCGCGCCCGCCAAACGCCCCGATGTAGCGGGCGCTCTCGCGTTGCAGGATCGGCAGCGCCCAGCGAGGCGTATTGATGTCTAGGTTCACTTGCCCACCTTAAAGGCCTTCATCTTCTGGACGCGCCGACATCAACCCAGCGGACGACATCGCGGCGATCATCCACGCTGGAGCGTTTGCCTTGCGCGCAGCCTCAATCATTTCCTTTGTGACCTTCACGTCTTTCAAAGTGTCAGCGGCAAATCCTAGCGCAGAACGGCGACCGAACCTGTCCTCAAGCTCTCGGAAGGTCGAAATAAGATCGACAACAAGGGGCGTAACACGTTGCTTCGCGCGCTTAGGGCTTCCCTCAAATACTTTATAAGCGGGGCTTGTCATCTCAAGGCCGCCGCCTGTCCCTTTTGCCCGAAGTTCTGACGCCAGATCTGGGAACGCCAGCGCATACGGGATGCCGCGACCTTGGCCAGTAAGAGTTCTGGCCGCACCCACCTTATCGACACCGGATTGGTACGTCAGAGACTGATCTGGCGTTGTGCTAAATGCGCCACGCTTAACA